TCCTTATCACCCATACTGATATCTAGACCTTTAACCATTACTGTAGTAATAGCTTGAGGTCCGATAGCGGCACCAACATAACTGGCAGTTCCATATGTGTTGTCAATCCAACGACCGGCTACATTAGTCTGTAGGAATGTGGTGAATATAACTGTGCAACCATATAAGTTACGTAGCATACCTGTAGCTAGTAGTTCATCTCCCAATGCTGTCAATCCAGCGTTGATTGATGTTCCACCTGTAGCACCTGGTGCATACACAGCACCACCTGTTAACTCGCTCAATAGGCGTAGTTCTTCTGATGGGCCTAGGATAACTGTAGGACGTCCTGGGTTACGTGATTCTCTCCATGCTTTGATCACGTTACGTACCATACCTGCCACGGTGTTAGCCGCTGTGTATGTGTTAGTGATTGTAGCTGTTGAGCCTTCTGTCAATAGACCCTGTGATGCCATGGCAAACACACGGTTGAAACCGTCACCTACTGGTGCACCTGATACTCCTGTGAAGTAGACAGCGGTATTTGTGTTAGCAAATCCTACCTGTGATACGTCACCAGTTGTAACAGCACTACCTGTTAGAGTGAAAGCGGCTGTGATACGTTGATCAACTTTCTCAGCGAAACTCATGCCCAACTCTGTTCCTAGATTTGCGGCTAGGTCGAAAGCTGTAGTCCAACCTAAGAACTTACTGAAAGCTGTCATTGCCACTGCTGGAGTTGCAACAACTTCACGTGCTGTGATCTGAGCTGTCTGTTCTATGTTTGAACCTGTGTTGCTGTAGGTTGGGTTATAGCTAGTATCAACATAATCACCATAACTGATAGGTGCCATTGATGGAACCTTGTAGGTGTTACCTTGATTAGGCATTACAACGTTGGTTAGGTTTACGAGTCCTTGTGACTCGTGTAATACTTGAATTGCGGAATTCTGGATAGTTTTTTCAAACGCATTTGATTCACCAGAAGTTCCACCGATAAAATAAGCCATTTAAGTCTCCTTTTTTATACTATGGGCTTGTTCATTGAGACTGACATATGTTTCAGGCTACGACCACCGATTCCTTGATTTTCTTTCCACTTTTTCCAACCTTCTAGGTCGGTAGAAGCATCTGGAATATCATCGGGGTTACGCAATACTCCTTGACCAAATCTGGTCCCGGATCCTGTCCTACCCTCATCAGCTGCCAACTTAGGTCTCGATCTCAATATATCTTGTGCCAATAGCTCTAGTGTGTAGGGATTGCCTTTGCTATCCAATTTAACAGAACCATTAGCTCCTTTAACAAAGTGATTTCCAGACTCATCGTAGTCAATATTGGCTTCGAAGAGATTGGTAGCTATATCCAGCATGTCAGGATCGAATCCACTGCGGATGGCAGTTTCTTTGATCTGACTCTGTAGAGTAGCTTGCCTAACTGAACGATCCTTCAGTTCCAACTGTCCTTGCAGACCTTGGATCATCTGTCTCAATTCAGCAAGTTCACCACCTACCTTGCTTGATTTCACTTCTTTGTTAGACTGTGCGGAGTCACCGGACGTGCCCTTAAGCGATTCAAAGTATTTGATAGCATCTTTCGTTTTACCGAATTCTACTCCAGCCACTTTGCTCAATGCTTGTAGGACTTCTTGTTGTCCACTCTTCCTGATAGCACCTAGATTGGGGATATCTGAAATAGCAGGTTCAACCGTTTGTTGTTGACCAGATTGTGCTGTGAACACGCCTTGATCGCCTTGTTGGTTAGCGGAACCACCGTTTGATGTTTTATCCATCTTGCTTCCTTTATGTGTTTAAGGGGACCATCCCCCAGTGGTCTGTGATACGCTCACAGATCAAAGCGAAAGTTCTTTTATCTACCTACACCCATCATGATCAACTGACGTGCTAGAGGATCATTTGTGGTAACACCCTTGTCCTGTATCTCGCTGTTGAATATCTGATCACTGGTTTTCTCTTTGACCATATCTGCTTGATTAGATCCTAAAGTCCAGTTAGGAGTATTCAGTGCAGGTTCTGCTATGTCGCTGCCTAGTTTGGCTAGGTATTGTGCTGTCTCATCTGGTGGTGTGATCAGCTTGATGATTTCTCTCGTGATAAGATCCTGCACTATGGGATTGGCTCCTGCCAACTGCTGTGCCTGGTTCAGTAGTGCCATACGGAACTGTAGATCTTTATCTTCATAATCTGTGTTGTATTCTATGTCTCCGACCCAACGCTGTCCCATATAGACTGCGGCCAAGGTCAATATATCTTTTTCTGCGGCTTCCATACGTCTGGCACGCTGTGCGGCCTTGCGATGTAGTGCACGGCGTTCTTCTATGATGGCTATACCACTCTGTGTCTGTGCTGCATAGGTCCTTAGGCTGCCTCTGCCCATGAATCCATCTAGACGCTGTATGAGGCTTTCCTGTTGTGCACGTATCTGTGCCACATCCATGACTGGTATTTCAAATACTTCCATCTGGTCTTTGTCACCTCGGACCACGCCACCTCCTCCGGCAGGTATCCTTAGACCAGCGGCAGCACGTATGATAGGTTTAGCAAATCTGATGCTGTCATAGGCTTCGCATTCCAGTTTGAATAATTCTCTCTGCACATCCACTGCTTCTGTTAGATCGCTGACACCTAGGTCGCTACGTCTCTGATCCTGTCTGGCCAATATCTGTATAGCAGGGATAGGCAGACCCATAGGCAGTATATAACTCTCTACTGGTTCTATCATGTTGCTGTCATTGACCCGTTCCTGTTCTTTTAGGATGTAGCGTTCACAGTAAGTGGGGTTTTTACTATCTCCAGCATACCAAAGTTTATAGATGGTACAGTCTGCATCCTGATATTCTATCACTTTCATGTATTCTAGATAGTCTCTGCCATATTCAGTCCATATCTGCCAATCTATCACGTGTTCGGCTGAACAGGTAGAAAGATAGGGTCTGTTGTTCTTGCGTGCTTCTTTGGGTAGATCTACAAACATCCAACTCCAGCCTTCTATGCCTGCCATGGCACAGGCCTGTTCCATGAGGGCTGTTAGGCTATTGCCGTTTAGATCCGCATCCTTGACCATGTCTAGATACCAATCAGGAATGCCTACGTCAGCATTATTGGCTCTGTTCAAGAAAGCGGGACTGCGGACTGGATCTTCCTCATAGATCACATCTACTATTTCATCTACTACTGCTTTGCATACGGGGATCACAGCTACATTGTTCAATTTGTCTCTGAATAGAGCGGCATCTTCTGATGGTCTCTTGATCAATGTCATGTTCTTGAAAGCTGGTCCACCTTCGTATCCGTTTCTGTAGCTCTGCATCTGAGCGTTAATGGTTCTCATTAGGTCGCTACTGGCTGTGAGCTGTCGAACGCTTATTCCCATCGTGGTATCCTTGGATTTATATCAATCTATTTATAGACTGCACTGTTAAACAGGTCTAAATCAGCTCCAATATTCAGCTTCTTGTTCCTGATGCAGTCTACGTATGATAGACTCCACAGTGGGCACACCATCACGGCTGGCGACCACATAGGGATTGGTCATGTAGTCTTCGCCTGGCTCTCTGTAGAAGTCCTGTTGGTTATCTAGATATTCAGGACCATTAGTCACATGATGTGTCATAGGGAATAGATAGTGTATGCCATAACGCAAGGCATCACCTAGGCCATCTATGTGCATGTATTTGGCTTCTTTATACTTGACTAGCTCTTTTCTAGCACTGTCTGTGTAGTGATAGGTATCCAGTGCTTCTAGCAGTAGCTGTTCACTGATAGGCACCTGTAGTCTACCCTGTGCTATAAAGGCGTTAGAACTGTTGTCACTGTCACTGATCAGGGGGTTGACCTTGTTGGGATTGATTATCCTGAATCCATACTTTTCCAATATGGTCTTGTCAGTGATACCAAACTGGCTGGTGGTATCTCTATTCAGTTGTGCACCACTCATGTCCATTATCGTTTGTATCAGGCGTTGGGGAAAGTCTGCCCTTATGGTCTGTGCCATCTGTTCTGTGCCACAGTTGGGTATGGCATAACAGCGTAGGATCTCCAATTGACCTGTAGATGTCCTGATATCACCTCGGACCTGTGCCACTATGGCAGCCATGCGTTTCTTGTTAAAGTCGTGGAAGGTATAGAGCTCCTGTCCTCTATCACGTGTTTCAGCTACCGCCATGGTTCTCTTCCAGCTATAGAAGAAAGCGTCCTGCACTGAACCCCAATCACACATGAGATCTTTCTGGAACTTTAGGGGACTCAATAGATAACGCTGTTCTTCGATCCATTTTCTAGGTTGCACACGCATCTCATTCCAGGTCTTGTGTAACACTATCCAACGTTCTGGATGTGTCTGTGCGTGTAGGAACCAACTGTAAAATGCGTTCTTGCCTTCAGGAGTGCTGATCAGGATGATCCTACCCTGTGCTTCGCTAGCACCTGGGGCTGGTCTGATCCTGTTTGACAGTTCTTGTAGGCTTTCATCTGAGAACTCTGCGGCTTCGTCGGCAACAATAAGGCCGGCGTTGATACCTTTGAGCCCGGTTTCTGAACTGAGACAGAAGATCCTGATCCCGTTGGGGAAAGTAATCGTGCGACTTGAATTGTTGATATCTTTTTCATCTTGTAGGCCCCATAGTTCTATACAACGCTGTTTGAGATCTTTCCAGATAATCCTGGATATCATAGGTGCAGTAGGTGCCACATACAGTATGTCTTTGCCTTTGTGCATACCGGGCGTAGTGGCTGCGATAGGCAGTAGAAGCGATGCCAAGAAGCTTTTTCCACTACCTACCGGCAGTACTGCACAGACATTGAGATCGCTCAACATGGCCTTCCAGACTTCAGTCTGTGCACCATACAGTGTTATATTATGCTGATTTGACATCTGCGTCAATGATCGTGGAGTATTCTGTTAATTCTTGGCTGGTAAATGAGAGGTGGGGTGCTAGGTGTTGGCCGTTTGAAGTGATATCAACTTTGTCTGCTATGATCTTATTCAAAAGAAATTGATCATATTTGGCCTTTAGGTGTGGATCATCACCGTAGACAGCCTGTTGATAGTTCAGTGCCAGTTGAACAGGGAATGGAATACCCAAAGTATTTTCAAGACTTTCAAGTATATCTTTGGCACTTAGCTTACTAATGGCTCCCTTTGGACGGCCAGCTCCAGGTTGTGCTCCGCCGAACTTCCTAGGTGTTTCTAAGGTTTGCTTAGATTGTTTTTCTTTGATTTCCATAACGATATTTAACTACCTTAGAAATAACCCCTGATTAAAGGGGTTATTCTGCGTAGTTTCGGTCACACAATGACGTCTGCAAGACCTATTAAGACTA